ATCTGGCGAAATATTTCGAGCGGCATCCGAAGATCCGGGCATCATTCGACCGGGGAAGGTTGCTGAAATACCTGGTTGAGCTGGCGCCGAATACCGATATTCACAACGCCGCGAGAAAGCTAAAGCAGGTGGGATTCAGCCGGTTTGAGAAAGGCCAGGACCTGCGGGATTTCCTGGATTCGGATGCTGAGGCCGATGAGCTTTGGGAGACGGCGAGGGTCAACGGTGAGATTGACAACTGGAAGTGGCTTCGTCAGACGGCCGCCGATGGCAACGTCAGGGCGATACAATTACTGGATAAGTGGACTGTTGACCGCCAGCAGGAAAAAGGCATGGCCGGCGGTGTTAATTTCAAGAGGGTGCCTACCAAGCTGATGGCGGAATTGTTCGGAACGACCAGGCAGACGATTCACGATTGGTGGACTTCTAAGGGACTGTCTCAGAACCTCGATGGCTCGTTCGATTTATACAGGGTGATACCGTGGTTCGAAGATTATACATTAAAAAAGGCCGTTCGGGGCAAGGAGGCGGTGGGGCCTTTGAACCCGTTCCAGGCGGTAAAGACCGAGCGGGAAAGGCTGCGTTTGGAGCAGGATAGGGGCGAGCTTATCGAGCGGGGTGTTTTTATAGCCTGGCGGTGCTCTATTCTGCAGAGCATCGTTAATGCCTTCAATGCCCTTCCGGACCTGGCCAATCGGGTCTTTGCTCAGTCGAGAGAGGAGATAGTGGCGAGGTTGGAGGACTTTAGAGATGAGATAATGGCCAAGCTTCAGCATGTGCCGACGGAGCTTCGGCTTTCGGAAGAGGCGAATGAGAAATTGATGGAGCTTTACGAATTAATTAAGCCGATGAAAACAAAGAATACAGGACATAGAACACAGGATACAGAATACAGAATACAGGACACAGACCACAGGACACAGAATACGGAATAATGATAACAGCAATCGAAAATCATAAATCGCAAATGGGACACCACGTGGGGCGTCCCACTGTGGTCGTAAATGACCAAGAGGCCTTGCAATATTTTCGGCCTCTGCCTTACTTCGAGGAGGAGCTGGAGATACTGGCGCCGCGCCACAAGCAGCATTTATTGGACTGGATGCAAATGTACTATATCCTGCCGGAGAAATCATCGCGCATCAAGGGGCCCTGGCAGCTTTCTATAACGCCTTTCTGGCGGATTGTTATCGACTGGCTTTGCGATTTGACAACGAGGGTGATTTGGGTTTATGCCTGCACGCAGTCGGGCAAGAGCACGATATTCGGCGGCTGGATAGGCTACGTAATCGATGTGGATCCCGGGCCGATGAAGATAGTATTGCCTGATGAGAAGGTTATAAAGAAGCGTATCAAGCGGTTAAAGCCGGCTTTCGAGAACAGCCCTCGGATTTTGCGTCATTTGGGCGGTGATATTCGCAATCTTCTTATAGGAGAGCCGACGGATTTGGATAATATGCAGTTGTTTTTGGGCTGGCCTACCAGTCCTATTACGCTATCAGACGATCCCTGCCGGTACGTGGGGGGCGATGAGGTGTGCGAATGGACGCAGGATTTGAGCGAGGATACGGACCCTATAAGCAAGCTATCGAACAGGCCGAGGACATACTGGTCGGTCAGCAAGCAGTTTTACGTTACCAGCCCGAAGAACAAGGGCGATTTAGCTGATATCAACTTCGAGGCCTGCCAGAAATGGTCGATTCATATCCCGTGCCCGGACTGCGGGGTCTTTCACGAGGCGGCGTTCGAGAATGTCAAGCTTGATAAGGACAGGGATGGCAATTTTCTGGACCCTCGCAAATATACACAGGGCGGCAGGCGTCACGCACATTATGTCTGCCCGAATTGTGGGACTAAATGGTCTGAGTTGGAGCGCAAGGCGGCGGTTTCCGGCTGCCGGGCCTGCCCGCAGGATTGCTCGATAGACAAAGATGGCGAGATTGTAGGTGATTACGACGATTCGACGCATAAGGCGCTGCGAGTGCCTTCGGTTCTGGTTGATCCCATGTTTACTACGGTGGACCAACTTGCTGCCGACTGGGTAATAGCCGACAGGCATCGCAAGGCGGGCAATATTATGCCGTTCAGGAACTTCTGGAACAACCAGAACGCCCGGGCCTGGGAGCAGCGGGAGCGGGAGACCTCGCTGACGCACTTAGCGACACATAAAAGCGATTATTCGATGGCCGAGCGATTGGTGCCTTCCAGAGTGCAGATGATTTGTCACGGTATAGATGTTCAGCCTGACTGCGTATGGATTGCGAGCAAGGGATACGGCTTTCGAAACGAGCAATGGCTTCTGTGGGCGGGCCGGCTGGAGACGGGGCATACGGGAAAAGCGGAGAATTGGGATATTGTGGAAAATTATCTGCGTGCGCCCTGGATATCGGCTGTTGATGAGAGAGTTAAGTACTATACGAGCAGGGCGGCGGTGGACTGCCGGTACCAGAGGGTCGAACGTGATGAGGAATCGACGGTCGTTTATGATTTTTGCCTGCGGTTTCCCGAAGGGGCGGTAATGCCGGTAATGGGATATGGAAGGGATCGGATGCACGGGTCACTTTATAAAGTCAGGCCGGTGGTGGGAAAGGCGTTGCGGAGATTCGATTTGAACGTCGATATGGGCAAGGACAGATTATGGCAGGTGCTTTACGACAAAGATAAGGCGCCCGGACCCGGCTATCTGCATTTACCAGCGGACTTGCCGGATGCGATTGGCCGGCAGCTTGCATCGGAGATTCAGTTCGTTAAGGCAAGCCGGGGAAGGCATGAGATTGTGGTGTGGCAGAAAAAGCCGAGCTTTAGGGACAATCATATTTGGGATGCGAATGTCTATTGTGATTTGGCGGCTGAGATTGCAGGTGTATTTTCACTGCGGGATGTTGATTACGTCAAAGCCAATGAGCAATTAAAAAAAGAAGAAAAATCAAAGGGCAAATTCGTTCAGCCGAAACCGATAAGAACAAAATATTAAAAGAAAGGGATTTTAATGTCGAAAATAAAAAAAGAAGTTATCAATCAGCAGGAAGAAAAAAATTCAAAAATCGAAAAATGGGCTTTCCCTACTGTCAGCAGGTGTCCGCGATGCGGCTCAACTGATACGATTTGCCGTCATACAAATAATAAATTAGGCCGGCAATATAGGCAATGCCAAAGAGCAATTTGTCGAAAAAATTATACAGTCGATGGCAAATTGGTATAAAACTTCCAAATTTGGAAGTATTTTTAATAGAGAGCCAAGAAAATTCTTGCTTATTCGTCATTTTATATGGATTTTAATAAGCATAGACGCTGACGAGCGATAAAAATTTGATTTAGGATAAAACACGGCAGGTTGGTGCCAACCCATCGACCTGCCGTTTTTTTATCCCCAGGAAAAAAGATGTCACTTACAAGCTCATCGACGATAGCCGAAGCCATTGCTCAATACAACGATAATCTTCTTTGGGAAGGTGATACGACAAAGGCCGAAAATTGTCTTGAGGCCATTCGTTTTATTCTGGCTAATCGACCTGCGAGATTTTCAAGCGATTCCGAATCGATGGATTACGAATCGCTAAAAGACCAAGCAAAAGAGATCAAGAATTATTTATCCATTGTGACTGATACTATTTCAAAAACGAGCTTTACTCAGGGAAGGATGCTGTTGTAATGCCAATTGTTAGAATGCCTGCTACTGAGGCCCAAAAAGAGAGAATTACCATCGAAGGTAATTTCGGCAGATATACGGCCTTGGGTTTTCGCTCCGCTTCGATAGCGGAAAGGGAAGGCAGGTCTTACTCATTCGGATCCGGTGATGCTCATATTCGTTACGATAGAAGTAAATTGATAAGACAAAGCAGAGATTTTTATAGAAATAATGCCATTTACAAAGGCATGATTGATAGGGCGGTTAGTTACATTATCGGTAGCGGATTCGGTCTTCAAGTCAAAACTGATAATTCAAGTTTTAACAAAAAGGTTGAGGATTTATGGAATAATTTCAATAAACGTCCGGAAATTCGAGGCTTGTTAAGCGGCGTTGAAACGGCTCAGATGTTTTTGCGTGAAGCAATTCTTACGGGTGATATTGGCGCTATTAAAACGAATAAGGGTGTGATTCAGCTTATAGAATCAGAGCAGATTAACGGCGGTAATCAGGGTAAAAATGGATTAGAGAAAAACATTTATGGAGCTCCTACTGGATTCTGGATTAGCCCTTACGACAGCAATGGATATTTATCGACTAAAAAGTCGAGAAAAGTTGATCCCAAAGATTTTTTATTTATAACTTCGACTGACCGGCCGAGCTCGACCAGAGGAGTGCCGGTCTTGCAATCTTCATTTGCCATGCTGCATAGAATTAACGATGCCTGTGATAGTGAGGCTATCGGTATGCAGTTATTGAGCAGGCTTGTTGCGAGTATTACCCGGGAAAATGCTGATACACAGGCATTTATTCAAAGCAAGGAAGATCCGAATAAATCCGGTACCGATACGACAGCACAACTCGGTGCCCGTTTGCAAGAGCTGGAATATGCTCTTATGTTTCATGGCAGACCCGGTGAGAAGATTGAGGGAATAGATCATAACATACCAGGGAAAAATTTTGTCGAATCGGTAAAGATGTTTTTGCGTATTTTGGGTCTGCCCATCGGCTTGCCGCTTGAATTGATATTGTTAGACTGGACTAACAGTAATTATTCACAAAGCAGAGCAATTCTGGAACAGGCATATCAAGGATTTCTTTTCTGGCAGAATAAAAGCGATACTTTTTATTACGAACCTCTTATTGATTGGAAATTCGGGACATGGAAAGACCAGGGTCTGTTTGGAAACAGAAAGGAAGTTCCATATTCATTTATCAAGCCGACATATCCCTGGATCGATCAGCTTAAAGAAGCACAGGCAAAAGGGATATTAATTGATCGCGCTCTTATGACACATTCTGAGGCATGTAAGAGCCGGGGGC